AGCACAGCCCGAGCGTCGAGGCGGCACTCGTCACGAACTGGCTCGTCGCCGTCGTGAGATCGAGCGTCGCCGCGAGCACGCCGGTCGTGCTCATGTCGGTCGTGATGCCATTGGCGAAGAACTGCTGGACGAGAGCGCCACGCGAGGCGCTCACCTGCACGTTGTACGTGATGTCTGGCATGGGGAGCCTCCTACGCGGGCGGGGAGCCGAAGTAACTGTTGAAGTCCACCTCGCGGTGCACACGCCTCGTGAGGATCGCGGGAGCGCCGAGTGTCTGGTTGCCGCTGCCGTCGAGCCCGACCGGGCCGGGCGACGCGACCCACTCGGCGTTCTGGAAGTCGAACACCATGCCGCGTCGCTTCTGCCCGCCGTCGAGGTAGTTGAACCCCACGTCGGGCAGTTGCAGCGGCCAGCCTGTCTGGCGAAACAGGAGCTCGACCTTCACCGCCCAAAATCGGTGGAGCGTGCCGCCGTACTCCTCATACTTGAGCTCACCGCTGATCCCTTGGCATTTCCAGCAATGCGTCGCACCGCCGATCCACGTTGTCGAGTTGATCGTGTTCGTGAGCCCGATCGCCCACGATGACGGAAACGTCGCGAGGTTTTGCGAGATGACGACTTTGCATTGCGCTTCGTCCGACTCTAAGCCCGAAAAATAGTCCAGGGCTGAGTTCACAAGCGGGCGCTGGTCGCCGTTGCCGCTGCCGTGGTAGTAGAAGAGCGCAGGCACCGTCGCGCCCTGCGTCGTGAACGTCCACAGTGCCGGTCGGCTCGTCGGTGCCGCGAGTTGATCGAGCCCACCGCTCGGGAAGCCGTACTTCGCGGTGAGGAGCGAGTGGTACTGCGAGCCTTCGTAGTTCTCTTCGTACTCAATCTCGACGCACCGTACGTCGGCGTACTCGGGATGGGCGACGCCGATGTCGAGCGACAGTGCGGTCGCCACCTCGTTCGCCGTCGTCGCCTGCCCAGACGCGTCGTGCGTAACGACGAACTGCCGCGTGAGGTCGCGTGACTCGCCGAGGCGGAACTTGTTCGAGCGCGGTAGCTCGCGATGATGTGCGACGCCCATCAGCCTGTTCCCCCACCAATTGATGCTACTGGCCCGGCGAACCGCGCCGAGATCGCCACGAGCGTGTCACGCAGTTCTGTCAGCCGCCGCGTCTGGAGACGAGCCTCGATGAGCGCCGGGTCTTGCTGGTTGGCGGCGAGGTTCAAAAACAACGCCGCACCTTCGGCGGTGCGGATGTCGTTGCCCTGGATGACACCGCTGCCGAGTGTGTTGAGCTCGCGGATGCGGGCGACCTGACGCTGGTTCTCTGCCTCGACGGCCTTCGCCTGCTCTTCGAGGTACTTTTGTTGCTCCTGTTGTGCCTTTTGCTGTTGCTGCTCCAACTGCTTGAGGTATTTGTCCCGCTGCTCCCCTAACTGCTTCTCTATCTCTTTGCGGCCGTTTGCGATTGCCTGCTCGTTTGCGAGCACTTGGTCGAGTTGACCGATTCGTTGCACACCCGCGTTGATCGCTTCGCGGTCGCCGTTGGCACGAGCAATCCTCACCTGCTCTTGGACGCGGATTATCTCCTTCTCGATTTCGACCGCCCGAATCGCCGCCTCTGCTCGTTCGTTGTCGCCGCCGAAGCGGAATGCAATGAGTTGCTTGTCAACGAACTCATTGATCTTCTTGCGCTCATCGGCAGTCTTCTTGATGTTCGCAAGCTCGTTCTCGAAGAGACGCTTCTGCTGCTCGACCTGTTGCTCGTACGCGGCGGCGTTGAGGATTCCATCACGAGCCTGGTCTTGCGCCGCCTGGATACCCTCAGAGAGCCGCCGCGCTGCATCAGCGCCCGCCTGCCCGAACTCGCCTGCCTTGGCGGCAAGCTCATTGAATTTCTCGCCTGTCTTCGCAAACGCGTCCGCGAATCCTTCGTCGAAGCCCTGCGCTGCCGCTTCAAGCTGTGCGTCGAGTTGCGTTTGAAGGGTTTGCAGTTCGCGCAGGCGAGCCTCTGCAGCGCCGTCCTTCCCGACGCCGGTCTCGGAAATCTGCTGCTGTACGCGAGAGATTTCCCGCTCGACCGTCGCAAGATCAGTAGCAACCTTTCCGGCGGCATTCGTAACGCCAAGCAGCGAGTCGATTCGTTTCTTATCGTCCTCGACTGCCTTCGCCTGCTCGTCGCGAGTTTTCTTTATCGCTTCAAGTTGCTTTTCGTATTCTGCGTTTGCCTTGGCGACTCCCTGCCGAACGCTCTCTTCGTTGATGATCCCACGATCGAACTGCTCCTTCAGCGGTGTCAGTGCGTTTTGGATCGAAAGTGCGGCGTTGAACCCTTCCTCGCCAAACTCAGTCGCCTTCTCGATCGCCTTAGATATGGCTTCGTCAATCCCCGCAAGGGTCTTCGTGGCATTCTCGGTGATCTGGACTTCCAGGCTGGCGTCTTCTTCGATTCGCTTGAGTTCGGCGTCGAATGCAACCTTGGCTTTCTCTGCTTCAGTGCGGAACGTCTCCTCGTTGAAGAGACCAGCTGACAACTTCTCCTTGAGGTCGCCGATGCTCTGCTGGTATTGCAGCGCTGCGTCGAAGCCAGCCTGTCCAAACTGGGCCGACTCGTTGATCGCGTCGCTGACGCTCTTCGTGATGCCGTCGATGACCTTGCCGAGTTCCTTGTTCTCGGCAATCAGATCCGCGATCGTGTCGCCAGCGTCTACCTCGATCGTCGCTTGCACAGGTTCCGCGATCGTCGCCGTGATGCCGAGCCAATCCTCGGCGAACTTCAACACTCGCTCGATCAGCCCGCCGATCGTCGAGACGACGCCACTGACGATGTCGTACGCAGACCCGAACACTTCACCGATGCGTTCGGCGACAGCGGCCACCGTGTCGGAAATGCCCGTCACCTCTAGGAGCGTCGAGATGACTTCGCCGATGCGCGTGACGGTCGAGCTCGCGAACGAAGCGAAGAATGACCCGAGTTTCTCGAATGCCGCCGACAGGATTGCTCCGACTCGCTGACCGATTTTGGACAGACGCTCGAATATGGGCGAGAGAGTCTCAGCGACCGTGGACGCTACGGCAGATAACGCTCTCGACACGGCCGCAATCGATCCCTCGAACTGAAGGAACCGACCAACCGAGCCGATGACAGAATTGACTGCGTCGAATGACCGCGAGAACGTCTGGCTCAAGACATCGAATGCAGACGATAGCGCGCGGCCAACCGTGGCAAGAGGTTCTAGCGCGACGCCAACGAGCCTCCCGACGGTAGACGCAGCCTGAAGAGCAACATTTGCGACGAGCCCGAGAGCACTTGTGAATGGTGAAATTGCATCGAGCACAGAACCAAGGAGACGCCCGAGCGTCGTCAGCGCAGGCGACAGTCCCTCGCTAATGGACTGCGTGATGCCGATGAAGGGCGTGAGCAGTTCCTGCCCGAACCCACGCAGCGCCACGGCAACTCCGTCGAACGCTGTGCCAAGTCCGTCGATGCGAGTTCGATCCACCGCCGACAGCGTGGCGTTGAATCGCTCCATGTCCGCAGACGCACCGGCGATGTTGTTGAAGAACGGAATGAGGTCGGTGCCGGTCTTGCCAAACAAAGCGATAGCCGTTGCAGTCCTCTTCGCCGGGTCTTCGATTCCAGCGAGTGCCTGCCCGATCTTGAGGTACTGCTCTTGCGGGTCAAGGTCCGCAAGCTCTTGCGACGTGACGCCGATCTCGGCGAGCGCCTTCTGTGCTGCCTTGCTCTCCTCATCGACGCCGAGCACTGACTTCTGGAGCCGACCGAACGCCGCGCTCACTGCGTCGATGCTGGTGCCGCTGCGGTTCGCCGCTTCCTCCAGAGTCTGGATAAACTCGAACGACAGGCCGAGCTTGTCGGCTGCGTTCCCGAGTTTCTCGACGCGATCATCCAGGCGAAGAAGCCCGGCGACCACTTGCTGTGCTGCCGCACCTGTCGCGACGATTGCACCGGCTGCGATCGTGAACGGGTTTGCCAACGCGGCGACAGACGCACCGATCGCAGAGACACCCTGAGACAGACCGCCAGCGAACACGCGGGACAGCCCCTCGCTCGCTGACGTGATGCCCGAGATGCGTCCAGCGATATTCCCGAGCGGGCCGGGCAGGATTGAGAAGATGCCCGAGAGCTCATTGAACTGGAGCGTCGCCTCCCCGCCAGCGTCGGCGATATCAGCAGTGCGGGCCGCGAGCCCGGCCGACGCACGCTCGGCGTCAGTCAGCCCACGCGACGCCTGCTCGACCGCCCGGTTGTATGTTTCCTGCGAGATGCGACCCGCGTCCAGTTGCACGGCGAGCTCGCCCGCCGTCCGCTGGAAACGCTCGAACGGAGTCCGCACCGACTCGGTGATCCGGGCCGCCTCGCGGAGAGCAGCGGCTTCCTGCTCCGACGCCTGGGCAAGGTTCGCGAACTCCTCGGCGTACTGCTGGGCGGTGATCTGCCCGGTCTTCAGCGCCGAGTTGAGGAACGCGAGGTCAGTGGCGAACTTCTGTTGTGCCGTCGCTGCCGCCGACGACTCGCCCGTGAACTGAGCGAATACGCTCGTGAGCTTCGCCGCCTCGGCGCCAAGCGTCTGAAGAGCACGCTCTGCGGGCGTGAGCTTCAGTTGCGTCGAGTCCGCACTGATCTTCAGCGCGAGTCCGAGGATGTTTGCCATCAGTCGATGATCCCCATCTCACGCCGTAGCCGAAGGATCGCCTCGCGGTCCTGCGACTCGTGCTGCGGTGGTCGTGCCTTCGGTATGAAGTCCTCAGCCGTCGGCGGCTTTCCTCTCTTCGGGTCCGTGTACGGTGCCATAGCGATCGAGGCGAGCAGTCCTGTCTGGAGCCACGGGTCGGATAGCGGGACGAAGTACCTCGTGTATGCCATCCACTCGCTCAACTCCCGCGAATCCATCCGCTCGCACAACTCGCGAACGGTCATCCGCAGATGCCCCGCCAGCGCGAAGAGAAACCGACGCGATGGCGAGGCGTTCAGTTTTTTGCCAACTGCTCGACATCGGCCTCCGTCATGTTGTTGTGCTTGAGCGCCGAGTCGAAGAGCCGACCGACGACCGCACCGCTGCGGCTCGCCAGCGCGACGACCTGGGCACGGGTGAAGAGCAGCTCGCCCTTCTCATTGCAGAGGCAGCGGGCGAGGTACTCCGACCGGAAGTTCTCGATGCCGGAGTCTTTCTTGCCGATCCACAACCGCTCATAGGAATCGCGCTCTCCAACGCTCATCACGCGAATGAACACGTCACCGCCCCACTCGGGCACGGTGATCGGTCCCATGAGCCCGGCGTCGTTGCTCGCGAGAATCTGTTCTGCCGTCAGTGTCGCCATGTCTCACTCACCTCACGATGGATACGCGGTCGATACGCCGACCGTATCCATGACTTTGAACCGGTGGTCAAATTGCCAGACGCCGTTGAGCTCGCCACGGACCTCGGCACCGAGGTAGACGCAGTCGGCGTCGAAGACCGTGAACGTGCTCGACGTGGCGGCGCCTTGGTCGTTCTGCGCCGTGATCACGAGGCGAGCCCGCACGCCGTACTGGCTCTCGGGCAGCGCCGTTCGAGTGAACGCTGGCAGCGTGACCTCGCCCAGGTCGAGGGTCCACCGTGCCGTGCGAGCCACCGGCATCTCACGGACGAGATCGAGCGTGGCGCTAGACACCTGCTCGATCTGCGTGCCGCCCCACGTGACAGCAACTCCCGAGACTCGCGTAGCCATGACGGACCTCCGTCACGGTCAGCGAGCCACGGTGATCGTCGCCTGACC